ACTGAAGAGAACACTCTTTCCCTACACGACGCTCTTCCGATCTATCACACTTTCTGCTGACGGTGGTGTGATTGTTCCTGATGACGGTAATATTGGTTCTGCTAGTTCTACGGCTGCAATGCAGATTGCCTCCACAGGTATCGTTACTTTTGTAGATGATATTCTAATTAAAGATGGTGGCACAATTGGTGTTGCCAGTTCAACCTCTGCAATCACCATCGCTTCTACAGGTATTGTCACTTTAGTCGATGACCTAATTTTAAAAGATGCCGCAACAATCGGTGTTACAAGTTCTACTTCTGCCATCAGTATTGCATCTACTGGTATTGTTACTTTTGTAGATGACATTGTCATTAAAGACGGAGGAACCATAGGAACTTCTACTGATGCAGATGCTATAACGATTGCAGCTGCTGGTGCAGTAACTTTTAGTCAGAGAGATGTTCATAGTAGTGGTATCACTGTTGCAGATGATGGACAGATAGGTTCTGCTTCTGATGCAGACTCGATTGCAATTGCAGCCAATGGTGTTGTGACATTCTCACAAGCACCTGTATTTCCTGATGGTTCTATCGCACTTGTAGATTTAGATATTGATGGTGGAACAGACATTGGTGCAGATTTAGCAACTACAGATTTAATTATAGTAGACGATGGCGCTGGTGGAACAAATAGAAAAGCTGCACTATCAAGAATAGTTACATTAACTAGTGGAGAAGCAACAGCACTTGCAATTGCTTTGGGATAAGTGTTATAAATATTATAAATAGTTGACAAATGGAGATTAATCAATGGCCAATACCTTTAAAGTTTTTACGATAGCAGATGTTGCTGTTGATAGTGGTACGTTCAGTACAATATATACAGCTGGAACTGGTGTAACAGCAGTTGTTCTTGGACTGAATATCTGTAATAAAGATGCCGCTGAACAAGACGTTACAGTTAAACTTACAAGTGATACTGCTAATCGAACTGCTGCAAACAATGTTGCAAATGAAAGTGTTACACTTCTTAATGAAGTGGTAATTCCTGCTGACTCCACTCTTGAGGTTTTTGCTGGACAAAAGATAGTTGTAGAAACGACAGACGTTATAACAATAGGAGCAAAAACTGCTAGTAAACTGGATGCTACGTTAAGTGTAATGGAGATAACCTAATGCCCTATCTAGGTAATGAGCCAGGAGCAATTACAGATGCCTTTACCCAGACTTTCACAGGGGATGCATCAACAACAAACTTTACGTTGTCACAATCATCAACTACTAATTCTGTTTTTGTCAGAATATCTGGTGTGATGCAACGTAATGGAGCTGATTTTACGGTATCTGGTACAACACTAGCTTTTACTACTGCACCCCCAGCACTATCAAATAATATTGTAGTACAATTTTTTACAGTAGGTTCAATTCAAACAATTGCTGATGATGCAGTTGCAACGGCAAAAATTGCCGATAGTGCAGTTAGTACTGCTAAAATTGCTGATAACGCAATTACTTTAGCAAAACTTGCTGGTGGAACTGATGGAAATATAATTAGTTTTGATGCTTCGGGCGATCCTGTAGCAATAGCAACAGGTTCTTCTGGTCAAGTTCTTACTTCTGGTGGTGCTGGTGCTGCACCCGCTTTTGCTGCGGCAGCTGGTGGTGGTACAGCAGTCTTAGCAAGAGTTGCTTTCAGTAACGTATCTGCTGTTTCAATTACTGCATTTGATAACACAAATTATGATGCGTACAAAATATTTTGGGAAATCACGCCTGCTACGGATGGCGTAGATATTATATACAAAACCAGTACGAATGGTGGTTCTGCCTATGATGGTGGCAGCGGAGACTACTATTGGCGTCACTTTATTAATGACCCAGGCATCGAAGATTTTACTGTTACTAGCACCACTGAAGCACGTACTACCAGAGGCGCATCGAATGGTGGTTTTCTTGCCTCGGCTGGTACAGGAGAACACGCTGTTGGCGAATTAACTATTATAGCTCCTGACAACACAGGTTACACCATGTTTTCTGGTATTCATACAGGAATTCACACCAATGGTTTGTTAATGTACTCATATTTACACGCAATGCGATTAAGTGCTGCTGATGTAGATGCTTTTCAAATTACAGCATCAAGTGGAAATGTAACAGGCCGGTATGTTTTACTAGGCATTAATAACAGTACTTAGGAGTTTATAATGACGTATTCAATTATATCACATTGGGATGATGACGGTATACCCGATAGAATTAATGTGGCTGACACTGAAGATGAAGCCAAAGCTTGTGTAGCCGCTTGTGTTTCTGATGGTGATGAAAACGCTTTCTATCTAGAAGATAAAGTTGCTGACGGACTAGAGGCTTGGAGGACACCTATGTTCTGGAAAGTGGCTGATGGAAAGGCAACTTTACAGCAATCACTTGTAAATAGTACAGACCTATCTGCTAAATGGGCATCTATTAGAAGTCAACGTAATACTAAACTTGCTGAATCAGATTACATGAGTAACTCAGATGTTACAATGAGCAGTGCTTGGAAAACTTACAGACAAGCTCTAAGAGATTTACCAGCATCTGAATCTGATCCAGATGATATTACTTGGCCGGATGAACCGTCATGACAAAATTGGGGAGCAAATAAATGAGTTTAACAAAATTACCACTTTCAATGATGGCTGATGGAACAGACGGCAATCTTATTACTTTTGATGCTTCTGGCAATCCTGCTGCTGTAGCAACTGGTAGTTCTGGTCAATTGCTTACCTCTGCTGGTGCTGGTTCTCCACCTACATTTACAACCGTTGCATCAGGATTTACACAGACCGCAGAGGTGGCAACTACCAGCGGCGGTTCAGCCTCAATAACTGGTATACCAAGTGGCGTAAAACTGGTCATCTTACTGATGAACAATGTGTCGAATGGCACAGGTGACATGAAGATTCGCATTGGCGATGCGGGCGGCATTGAGACTAGCGGCTACGACACCAAAGGGTTGGATATTCAAGCCAGCGCAGGCACACACACAGATGCAACTGATGGTTGGCTAATTGAAGAACAAGTCGGTGCTGGATGTTCGTTTACAGGTCAAATTTTCTTTACACTACAAGATGCAACTAATAACCACTGGGTAGCTACAGGCAATTTCCAAAATGGTATAAGCTATGGGTTTACTGGCGGTGACAAAGCTCTAAGTGGTGAATTAACACAGCTACAGTTAGTAAGTGCCGTCAACGATCTGGATGCTGGGGTAATTAACGCACTTTATCTTTAGGAAATGAAATGGAAAAATATATTGCAGTAGTCAGTCATGCTGACAACAAAATTACAAAGTATCAAGACTTTGCAAAAGAGTCAGAGGCTAATGCTCACGTTTCTACACATGGAGGCTTTGTTTGTGCCACGCCTGATGGTATATTGGATTACTGGGTAGTCGATGCAGACAAGAAAACCCTGACGTATGACAAAAGTACACATGACAGTGATGTGGCTTCTGCTACTGCTGTGGCTTACAAGTCTGCAAGGAAAAAAGCTTACGCTGAAATAGGCGACCAGCTAGACCAGTTATATCACGATATGGCTGCAGGGAAAGCAGATAAAACCGGCGATTGGTATGCCGCAATTGCTAAAATAAAAAGTGACAACCCAAAACCGTAATGATAAAACTGGAGAATAAATAAATGCCATATTTTGGAAGAGCACCAAGCGGAACAGGAGCCGCAGAGAAAATCGAAGGTAATTTAAAAGTTACTGGAACTATTTCTGCTGAGTCAATTAATGATAAGTTTAGTTTAGATGCAACAGATGGTTCTGCTTCAAACCTAAATGATCATTTCGAGATTGAAGCTGGTGGAACAGATGGCTCTGCAACAGATGCTGGTGATAATTTACTACTAGAGGATGTAGCTGCTGATAGTTTCCTTAGTGGTGGTGGTCAACTTGCTGCAAATACTGGTTTTGCTGCTACTATATTTGATCATGGAACAGTTTCAAGTTTAACCGTAAATTTGAGTGCTTTTAATGGTAACTTCCAAAAGGTAACAAACGGAGGAGCTCATACTTTGGTGCCTCAACTTGAGGATAGTACAATCGTTGTTCAGTATACAAATAATGCCAGTGCTGGCACTCTGACTGTGAGTGGCTTCACTCAGGCAACTGGCGATTCGCTTACGACAACAAACGGCCATGACTTTTTTCTCTACTGTACTGTGATGGGTGACTTTAAACAAGTTCATGTGGTTGCCCTACAATGAGTTTATTTCCTGTATTTGCTCCAGCATCCGCAGCTGCTTCAGTGCTTAATTTTGTAGGATTTACGGCTAGTGGTTCCTCTGGTAGTACACTTGAAGACTACACATCAACAACTTACAGTAATGTTAGTGTAGGAAGTAATGAGGGTGCTTCTCGTATTATTCTTGTTGCTGCAGTGACAACAGGTGGAGGTGCTGGCACTGATGGTCTTTCTGGGATGACTTGCGGTGGTGTTGCTGGCACTAAAGTTTTTGAAAATTTAGGAACAGACCATTCACAAATAGCAGTTTTTCGATATGAAATTGCATCAGGAACAACTAAAGATATTATTCCTACATATCAAAGGACTACAAAACGAGGTGGAATATATGTTTGGGAGGGAACAGACTTAATTTTTAAAAGTAGCTCAGTTACAACAAACACTGCTGGGTCTGGTAGTCTTACCCATTCAGCAACATTTGATATAGAAGCAGGACAGGCTGTTATAGGTCTAAGTATTCTTGCGGATGGTGAAGAACGTGAAACCTTAACTTTTACAAATTTAACTGAAAGAATTGATGTTGGACTTGGCCCCGATGCCGGAAGTGAGACAGGTGCGGGTACACAAACTGGTTGTGCAGATGCAACTTTTGCTTCTGCTTCTGCTGGACAGGTTGTTAGTGTTTTATACGATGGAACAGCACTTAGATCATCCGCATTTCTTGTCTTTGGGCCCTCATAATAATAAGGAAAAACACATGGATTATTTACTTAAAAAATCAGATGGAACAGCTACCAGATTAGGCAGTTCTGTAGGTCGAGTTAAAATACCAGATACGATGGATATTGTATATACAGGTGATCAAAGACCTTTAGATTTAGGTGATTACGTTTTGGTTAAAGCTACTGAAGTTACACAAGAAGTCACTTCTGGAAAGAAACGTGGGGATACAACTACTACTATAGACAAAGATAAACAGACGGTTACATTAACTCATACTGCTGTTGACCAAACTGATTCAGAACATTGGGCATCTATTAGAGCGGCCCGTGATGCTAAACTTGAAGCGTCAGACTGGCGTGGAATGAGTGATGTTACAATGAGCAGTGCTTGGAAAACGTATCGTCAAGCTCTCAGAGATTTGCCTGCATCTGAATCTGACCCTGACGACATTACTTGGCCAACTGAACCATCATAATAGATAATAACACAGACTTTTAAACATATAAATATGTAGAAAGGATTGAAACATGGCCATACCTTCTACGAAAGCAACTCT